CCAGCAACTGCCGCAGTCGGCCTTGGGCAGCAAGTCGCCCTTGCAGGCGATGAAGGACTGGCACAAACTCAAGCCGCAGCTGTTCAGAAAGCGGCCATACTACCTTCCGGGATGTGACACGCCCGTGGCATTGTGAGGTGAATTATCCACGATATCATCGAACATGAAACGGAAAGAAAGACCGTGAGAAGGTTCGTAGTAGGTCAAAGGTGACAGTTCGAGTTGTTTAGAAAGTCGTGCAGCAAGTGCTGCCATATAGGCATCGGCAAATCGACTGTCGACGAGCAGCCATTCTCCGTCTTCATCTTCAATTCGACGGCGGGGGCGAAAAAGATCCTGCAGAAAATACGGAAGTTTCTCCGGATGCATGTGTGCCATTTCGAGATCACGGAGCATGCGCCTTAGTTCTGGCCGCATCTTGCCAGGGTGCATTCGGGCAAGGCCGAATCTGACCACTAGTTGAACCGCCTCTGGCGACATTTTATCTGGATGCATTCCAACTTCATGAAAAATATCCTCTACATCAAACCTATACCGGTCAGAAGCATTCAAAGACTCGCGTGCAGGGTTGTCTTGAGGAAGACCTCTGATCGATCGGTCAAAGTCGTTTCGATCCGTCGCCAGTCGAAGGATCTTGCTTCCTAGCTCTTCAATTGCCTCTTGATGAAGGTCGCAGACGAGCGGCTTTAGGTAGCCTTCCTTCTGGCAGGTTTGTGTATCTTCGGATCGATACGGGTGATCAATTGCGCTCGGGACAATTGTTTGGATCTCGTCCCAAAATAAAATCGCCGACCGGAGCCATGCTGGATCTGAAATATCGATGTGCGGAAAGTAAAGACCACTTCCAAGCATTGGCTGAGTCCCCGCCAAGAGATTTTGAAGAACAGTAGATGAGCTTCGCATAGCGCGCAACACTCCTGAGGCCCCAACAAAATGGACACGATGATCGAACTGCCGGCCATGCGCCGGTCGGCGGAGCTTGCGCCGAACACCGCCGATGCCGACAGCCGCACCGTCGAGGTGGTCTGGTCGGCCGGGGCCCGCGTCCGCCGCGCCACCTTCTTCGGCGAGCCCTATGACGAGGAGCTGAGCCTCGATCCCGCCCATGTCCGGCTCGACCGGCTGAACGCGGGCGCGCCGTTCCTGAAAGTGCACGAGCTCGACACGCTCGATGCGGTCATCGGCTCGGTCGTCCCGGGCTCCGCCCGCATCGAGAACGGGCGCGGCATCGCGCAGGTGCGGATCAGCGAGCGGGCCGATGTCGAGCCGATCTGGCGCGACATCCAGGCGGGGCACATCCGGGCGGTCTCCATCGGCTACCAGGTCCACCGCTTCGATATCTCCAAACCCGATGGCGGGCGCGAGCTCTGGCGGGCGGTCGACTGGACACCGTTCGAGGTCTCCGCCGTCGCGGTCGGCGCCGATCCCGCCGCGGGCTTCCGAGCCCAGCATCCCCTTCACGACTGCGTCCTTCACCGCCGGGACGCCCCCACACCGCAAGGAGCATTCCCGATGACGGACAAGACCGAAACCCCGGCGAGTGACGCCGCAACCCCCGCAACCCGCGCCACCACCCAGCCGACCGCGCCGGTCGCAACCGAGGACACCACCATGACCGAGCCGAAAGCGGCTGCGCCCGACCCGAAGGTCGCCGCCAGCGAACCGAAGGTCCACGCAAGTGAGACGCGCAGCCAGAAGACGCAGGCAACGCCCGCGCCCGACACCGAGGCGGTCGTCACCCGCGCCCGCGAGGCCGAGCGCGACCGCGTCTCCACCATCTACGATCTCGCGGGCCGCCTGAACCTCGAGCGCGGCTTCGCCGAGGATCTGGTCAAGCGCGGCGTCAGCGTCGACGAGTCCCGCCGCCTGATCCTCGATCAGGTCGCCGCGAAATCCGACGAGACCCGGACCTTCGGCCACGTCTCCGTCCCCCTCGGCGGCCGGGACGAGCGGATTACCCGTCGCGACGCGGTGGCGAACGCGCTCCTGCACCGCTACAGCCCGACGCTGTTCCAGCTGGAGGACGCCGCCCGACAGTACCGCGGCATGACGCTGCTGGAACTTGCCCGCGAAAGCCTCGGCAATGCCGGGGTCAACACGCGGGGCCTTTCGCGCGACGAGGTGGCGACGCGCGCGCTGCACTCGACCTCGGACTTCCCAGAGATCCTGTCGGCAGTCACCAACAAGACCCTGCGGCAGGCCTACGAGGCCTATCCCCGCACCTTCATGCTGTTCTGCCGCCAGGTCCTCGCCACCGACTTCAAGGCCATGCACCGTGTCCAGCTCGGCGAGGCCCCGCAACTGCTGGAAGTCGGAGAGAGTGGCGAGTTCAAGCGCGGCACGCTGGGCGAGTCGAAGGAGAGCTACAAGGTCAAAACCTATGGCCGGGTCGTCGCGATCACGCGCCAGACGCTGATCAACGACGACCTCGATGCCTTCACCCGGATCCCGGCGATGTACGGCAACTCCATCGCCCAGCTGGAGTCGGACGTGGTCTGGGGCATCATCACCGCCAACCCGGCGATGGCCGACGGCAACGCGCTCTTCCACACCACGCACAAGAACCTCGCGGGCACCGGCGCGGCGCTGGCAGTCGATGCGGTGGGCGCGGCTCGCGCGGCGATGGCCAAACAGACCGGCCTCGACAAGAAGACGGTGCTGAACGTCCGCCCCGCCTTCCTGATCGTGCCCGCCTCGCTGGAACTGAAAGCCGAGCAGCTGGTCGCCCAAAACCTCGTGCCCGCCGCGACGTCCAGCGTGGTGCCGCAGTCGATCCGCACGCTCGCGCCGATCAGCGAGCCCCGGCTCGACGCCGCGAGCGAAACCGCCTGGTATCTGGCTGCCAGCCCGAACCAGATCGACACCATCGAGTACGCCTATCTCGAGGGCCAGCAGGGGGCCTACATCGAGACGCGCAATGGCTTCGACGTCGATGGCGTCGAGATCAAGTGCCGCCTCGACTTCGGCGCCAAGGCGATCGACTGGCGCGGCCTCTACAAGAACCCGGGCGCGTAACGCCCCCATCCTGAACCCTGACATGCGGGCGGTCCAATCGGGCCGCCCTTCGTCTTTCCACGAGGATCCACCCCATGAAAAACTACGTCCAGCCCGGCAACACCATCACCCTGACCGCGCCCTATGCCGTCGCCTCCGGCGATGGGCTGCTCGTCGGCGCCATCTTCGGCATCGCCGCCGGAGACGCAGCCCTCGGCGAGCCCGTCGAGAGCGCGCTCGTCGGCGTCTTCGACATCACAAAGGTCGGCTCCCAGGCCTGGACCGTCGGCGCCAAGGTCTATTGGGACGACACCAACAAGCGCTGCACCACGGTGGCGACCGACAACACTCTCATCGGAGCGGCCGTCGAGGCGGTGGCGAGCGGCGCGGGCGACACCATCGGCCGGGTGCGCCTGAACGCGACGTTCTGATGAGCGCCTTCGCCGCCGCGGTTGGCGCGCTCTTCGCCGATCCGAACATCGGGCGGGACGCGGTCTACATCGCCGACGGCGGTGCGCCGGTCCTCGTTCGCGTCGTTGCCCGGCGCGCGGACGCGATCACCGACTTCGGCGATGCCCGGCTCTGGTCCGAAACCACCCAGATCGATCTGCGCGTCGCCGAGGTGCCAGCCCCGCGTCCCGGCGACCGCATCGAGATCGACGGCGACGCCTTCCTCATCCAGGGCGAGCCCGTCCGCGACCGCGAGCGGCTGGTCTGGACCGTCGATCTGAGGCCCGCGTGATGGCCATGAAACTGAAGCTCGACATCGATCCCGACATCGCCGCGATGATGGCGGCGGAGGTGGCGGCCGGGGAGCGCGCCGTCACCGCCGCCATGCGCGAGGCCGGGTCCGGGCTGAAGAGCGCATGGCGGTTGCAGATCACTGGCGCGGGGCTCGGCACACGGCTGGCCAACTCGATCCGGAGCCAGAACTTCCCGAGGTCGGGCGAAAGCCTCGACGCGGCAGCGCTGGTCTGGTCCAAGGCGCCGGTCATCGTCGGCGCGCATGACACAGGACCGCTGATCCGCTCCAAAGACGGGTTCTGGCTGGCGATCCCGCTGCCCGCCGCAGGCAAGTCCCTGCGCGGCGGCAGGATCACGCCCGGCGAATGGGAACGCCGTCGCGGGCTGCGCCTGCGGTTCATCTATCGCCGGACGGGTCCGAGCCTGCTGGTGGCCGAGGGGCGGCTGAACACGAAGGGCCAGGCGGTGGTGTCGCGCGCGAAGACCGGGCGCGGCAAAATCACCGCGCCGATCTTCCTGCTGGTGCCTCAGGTGAAGCTGCCGAAGCGGCTCGACCTCGCGCAGGATGCAGACCGGGCATTGGACAGCGTGCCGGGGTTGATCGTGGCGAATTGGGTCAACGAGCGCTTCTCGTTCGCGGGCGGACGCCCTCAGCGGTCTGGCAGAAGCCGTGGCACCGCTTTGAGATAGACCAGCACACCGAGCAGTTCGACGAGCGACTGGAACACGATGACCACGATGGCCAGTCGCCATTCCGGCGTCAACGCAAGCGCCAGAGGCAGGACGACGAAGGAGTTGCGCGTCCCAAGGCTGAACACCAGCGCACGCCCGGACCGCGCTGGAAGGTTCAGCGCCTTGGTCAGGCCCAGCCCTGCGATCAGGGCAAGCACGAGGAAACCGACGAAGACGCCGGTCACCTGCGGAAGAACCGGCAGGGACGCGGTCACTGTCTGCACCTGACTCACCGCGATCAGGAAGACGACCAGCGCCAGCAATGGCACCGGAAACCAGCCGAGGCGTTCGATCACCACATCCCGGCCGGGGCGCGCCTCGGCCCATCGCTCGAGGAGCCACGCGGCAACGAGCGGCGCCACGATCAGGGTCAGGAAGACGGTCGCGATGGGACCGATGGCGAAGATCTCGAGGAAGGCCGTTCCCATGAACAGCCATAGATAGACGGGCAGCAGCAGCATCTGCACGATCAGGTTCACCGGCGTGACGGCGATTGCGCGACCGGTATCGCCCCCCGAAAGGTGGGTGAAGGTGATGTACCAGTCCGTGCAGGGAACGAGCAGCACAAGAAGAACGCCCAGCCGAACCGCAGGATCGGCAGGCAAGAACACGAGCAGGCCCGCCACGATCAGCGGCACGATCACGAAATTGCCTGAGAGTATCGCCCCCATGAAGCGCCGGTCTCGGAACGCATCGGCCACATGGATCAGCGGCACCTGCGTGAAGGTCATGAAGATCAGGACGCCGAGGAGCGGCCAGAGCGCCACCTCCATAGGCTCGGCCAGACTGGGCAGCGACAGGCCGAGACCCAATCCTGCGAGGATGGCGGCGAGATAGATCCAGATCTGTCGCCGTTCGAGATCGATGCGAGTCATCACGAAAGTCCTGTCGGTTCGCATCGGTTGAACCGTCGTGCGGGTCGCGGATACGGGGGAAGGAGGTGTCGGAAGGATGATTGGCGATCCCTTGAAAGAGTTCAACAGCTTGCGGTGCGTGGAGCAACTCGGACAACGGATGATTTGAGATGCCCACCCCCCGCGAAACCATCCTCACCGCGCTGCACGCGCGGCTCTCGGCGCTGCCCGCCACGGCCCTGCGCGGCGAGGTGCTGCCCGAGCGCGTGCCGGCCGATGGCCTGCTGATCCTGCGCGACGGCGAGCCGGGGGAGCCCGAGGTGACGCTGTCGCCACTACGCTACCATTACCAGCATCGCGCCGAGATCGAGGCGGTCGTGCAGGGCACCGCCCGTGACGCCGCCTTCGACGCGCTGACCGCCAGCATCGGCACGGTGCTCGTCGCCGACCGGACGCTGGGCGGGCTCTGCGACTGGGTCGAGGCGGAAGCGCCGAGGCCGGTCGATCTGCCGGTTGAGGGCGCGGCCAGCCTGAAGGCGGCCGTGATCCTGGTGGTGCTGCACTATTCCACGGCCGATCCGCTCGACTGATCCCGACAACCCGAGGAGAACACCATGGCACGAGCCCAGGGGGCGCGGGCGCTGATGGCGCTTGCGTTCGAGACGACCTATGGAACGCCGCCCGCCAGCGGCTTCACCCGCATGCCATTCGCCAGCACGTCGCTGGGGGCGGAGCAGCCGCTGCTGAACTCGGAGCTGCTCGGCTACGGCCGCGATCCGCTGGCACCGATCAAGGACGCGGTGACCGCGGATGGCGATGTCGTCGTGCCGCTCGACGCGGAGGCTTTCGGCTTCTGGCTCAAGGCGGCGTTCGGCGCGCCGACGACAACCGGAGCGGAGGCCCCCTATAGCCACGAGTTCCAGTCGGGGTCGTGGACGCTGCCCTCGATGTCGATCGAGACCGGCATGCCCGAGGTGCCGCGCTATGCGATGTACTCGGGCTGCGTGCTTGACCAGCTGACCTGGCAGATGCAGCGCTCGGGCCTGCTGACCGCCACGGCGCGGCTGGTGGCGCAGGGCGAGACGGTCGGGACCACGACGAGCGCCGGAACGCCCGCCGCGCTGGAGCTGAAGCGTTTCGGCCATTTCAACGGGGCGATCACCCGCAACGGCTCGGCCCTCGGCAACGTGGTCTCGGCCGAGATCACCTATGCCAACAACCTCGACCGGATCGAGACGATCCGGAGCGATGGCCGCATCGACGGTGCGGACCCGTCCATCGCGGCGCTGACCGGCCGGATCGAGGTGCGCTTCGCCGACCAGACGCTGGTGACGCAGGCGATCAACGGCGAGGCCTGCGAGATGGAATTCGCCTACGTCCTGCCGTCCGGCGAAAGCTTCACCTTCACCGTGCACGCCGTCTACCTGCCGCGCCCGCGCATCGAGATCTCCGGGCCGCAGGGCGTGCAGGCGACCTTCGACTGGCAGGCCGCGCGCGACAGCACCGTCGGCCGGATGTGCACCGCCACCCTGATCAACGACATCGAGGAATATTGAGTATGCTGACGCTCGACCTGACGAACGCGCCGCGCTGGCATGACCTCGCACCCGGCGTCCGGGTTCAGCTGCGCCCGCTGACCACCGCGCTGATGGTGGCGACCCGTAGTGATCCGGTCGTGGTGGCGGTGCCCGAGGAGGCTTCCGACGAGGAACGCGCCGTCGCCTTCGCCAAGGCGCTGGCGCGGCGGGCGGTGCTCGGCTGGGAGGGCATCGGGGACGCGGACGGCAATCCCATCGATCCGAGCCCGGAGGCCATCGACGCGCTGCTCGATGTCTGGCCGATTTTCGAGGCGTTCCAGCTGACCTACGTGTCACATCCCGGAAGGTAGTATGGCCGCTTTCTGAACAGCTGCGGCTTGAGTTTGTGCCAGTCCTTCATCGCCTGCAAGGGCGACTTGCTGCCCAAGGCCGACTGCGGC